TGTCGGGGAATGTTTCCTTTGCAGGAAACTTGGAGCAGTTAGAACTTGCGACTTGGAGTGGAGGGATTTACTTCCCAAGTGGTGCTATCGTCAACGGCACGAATCGAATGCTAACAACCCCGACGACTCGCACGGTCTATGCGGACGGCTACGGATGGCTTTCCATCGGGCAGTTTAACTACGCAGTCGAGAAGGCTTACATCCAATACTGGAGTGCAACAGGAGCGACCTTTGCAAGGCAGTTCGATGTGTTAGCGTCGAGTGTATCGGGGTCGAATGTCATCCGCTTCGGGGTCGGGCCAATGAACCTCAAAGCCCTCACGTCGGGACAATGCTTGGACGGGAATCCCGGAGATTACCTATTCCAAGGCAATGCCGGGGACTTCTACGACGTTTACTTCTCAAGGGGGGCAAACATCACGATTCGTCAACGCTATGTCATCGGGCAATGCCAGCGATTCAACTCCATCCCGGTTCACTTCCAAAACAAGTACGGAGGCATTGACTCCTACACCTTTACGCTTAAGAACCGCAAGAGGGCCAACATTACCCGGCAGACGTTCGGATACAACTCGGACGTTTATGCGACCACCACCTACGACAAAGTTTGGGCAGGTGAGTTCGACTACGTTTACGCACTCAACTCCGACTGGCTGACCGATGCCGAATCCGCTTGGTTGATTGAGATGATTCGCTCCGGGCAGGTATGGCTTGAACTGGATGGGCAGTTGGTCGAGGCTATCGTCAACGCTAATACTTATCAATTCACGACACGCAGAAACGACCGCCTGACGCAGTTGCAGGTTGAGGTTGCCGTGGCTTACAAGAACAATATTTTATGAGCGTCACGCTGATTGCCTACCCTCTCAACGATTCCGATGTTGAGGTTCCCTATGTGGTTGACACGATGGGTGGCACAGACATAGCCATCACGTTCAGCATTGACGACATAAACGACATCACCAAGCGTAGAGGGTCGTTCTCCAAGACCATCGAGTTGCCTAATACGACAACCAACGCAAGCCTGTTCAAGTTTGCCTACAACGTGCAGTCCTTCGTCGGTGGATTCCAACCGAACAAGAAGATTCGTGCTGCTATGTGGGAGGATGGGGTCCAAGTATTCAGCGGTGCGATGCAGTTGCTCTCCATGAGCAAGACCAAGGGAGAAGTAACTTACGAAGTCGGTCTGTTCTCCGAGGACGTGAGCCTATTCCAAGACATCCAAAACAACCTGCTCGTCAACACGGCTGGCGTTACCGGGATGAATCACACTTTTACGTCGGCCCATGTTTCTGCGACTTGGACCGCATCGGGTGCAAGCGGTTACGTTTACGGCTTGGTGGATTCCTACGGGGCCACGGATGTAATTACGCAGGGGTGGTTTGCGGTTCCTTATTGGAAAATGGGGCCATCCATTTACGTCAAGAAGATGGTGGACCTCATCTTTGCCGAGGCAGGCTATCGGTATTCATCCAATTTCTTCAACTCGACCCTATTCAAGAAACTGGTCATCCCCTACTCTGCTGGGACGATACCTGTCAACCTTTCGGGGTCTAACATCTTTGCGCAGTCAACTGGGAATGTGAGTGGTGCGAACAACGTGGATTTCACCGTATTATTTTCAAAAGACACTCCTGCTCCTTACTTTGACAATGCAGGATACTGGGTCGCATCGTCCAGCACTTTCGTTGCTCCGAATGTTCCGACCCGTTGGAATGTAAGCGTTGAGTTTACGGTTCAAACCGTATCGCCAACAGTTCCAAGCGTCCGAGCAAATATGAGTGTCAGGAACCTGACCGATTCAACCGATAATGCGGTCATTACCGACATAACGGTTCGCAATAATCAAAAGATGACAGTGGTCTTTGAGGATGTCACTATTCCTGCAAACACGACTTCAAACATAGGTTTTGTATTTACTGCACCTGCCCTTGGAGGTGCTGGCACAATCTTATCAGGAGCCACAGTCTTATGGACTTGCATTGATAACCCAGCAAGCATCGGGGTCGTTGATATGCGGACCGCTCTGCCTGCTGACGTGAAGCAAAGCGACCTACTCGTTGACCTTCAAAAGATGTTCAACCTTTACTTCATGCCCGATGCACAGGACCCTAAACTCCTATACATTGAGCCGTTCAAGGACTTCTACTCCAGCGGTGTGGTTGACTGGACGCAGAAGGTGGATGAAAACCAAGAGCAGTTGCTCACCAATGGCGACCCGAACCAATACAAGTCGCTTGTGTTTAAGTATAAGGACATGGGCGATTACCTATCAAAGACCTACAAGTCAAGCAATCCACTTGCGAAGGAAGGGTACGGAGGCCGTCAGTTCTTGACGCAGAACTTCTACGGCAAATCCGAGTTTGTCTGCGAAACCATGGCCGGAACGCTGATACCGGGTTCGTTCACGACCGATAAGGTCATCGGCAGGGCTTGGGACTTGGAAGGCAGCACGGCAAGCGGTACGGTCAAGCAGTTGAACACAGGTTACCGATTAGCACAATACAACTCAATCGCTCAAGGCACAACGTCTTGGTTCTATCAAACAGGCGTGAGCGGTTCGTTTGCTACGGGTGAATACGTCGCCAACGTTCCATTCGTGAGCCACATTGACAACCCCTATGCACCGACCGAGGACCTTGCCTTTGGTATTCCGAGGCAGGTCTTCTATAATGCGGTCAACGCAAGCGGTACGCCAATCACCTACACGAACAACAACCTTTACAACAAGTATTGGCTCAATTACATCACCGAAACGACCTCCAAGGAAGCCTTGCAGTTGGAGTTGACGGTGTTCTTGAACTGCGTGGACATCTACCAACTTGACTTCCGCAAGCCGATTTATTACAACGGCATCCGCTGGCGTTTGCTTGAGATTCGGGACTACACCGTAGGCGAAGCAAAGCCTTGCCGGGTAACGCTACGCAGGATTCTCAACCTTGCAGAGTTCGTGCCTGTAACGAGCGTCCCAATAACGAGCGACCCTGCTGGATTACCGAACGGACCTATCGACCCTGACCCAGCGGATCCTGACTACGAACCACCCATCAACCCTGAATTACCAACCCCCGGATAATGGCAGTTACTAAAGAAATCGTCCTCGAAGTAGGGCTTAAAGACTCAACAGGTCAAGGTGCGGAATCCGCAAAGAAGCGGCTCCGTGAGATGCAACGTGCGCTTGTTGACCTTGCAGTCGCAGGCAAAGAAAGTACCGAAGAATTTCGGAAGTTAGAAGCCGAGGCAGGGGAACTATCCGACACTATTGGCGATGTTAGCCAAAGGGTCAAGAACATGGGTTCGGACACCAAAAATATTGAGGCGTTCACTCAAGCGGTTCAAGGTGTTGCTGCTGGTTTCCAAATCGCTCAAGGTGCTGCTGCTTTGTTTGGCGAGGAAAACGAGGACATCCAAAAGGCTATGTTGCAGGTCAATGCGACCATGGCTATTGCCAATGGAATCATGCAAGTAAGCACCTTGCTGCAAAAGGAATCGGCTATCTCAATGACGGCCAATAGGATAGCAACGGCCCTATATGATAAAACATTGAAGGGAAGTGTTGTTAGCCTTGGTTTATTTAGGACCGCCTTGATTTCAACAGGTATTGGCGCAGCGATTGTTGCAGTTGGTTTGCTCGTTGAGAACTGGGATAAACTTACCGCAGCGGTACGCAGGTTCCTGAATCTACCCGACCCGGCCATCGCAGCGAAAGCGAGGGAGGACGCAGCCCTTCGTGAAGAAGCAGCCCTATCCAATTACCGGGACGCATACGAGAGGCACACGGACGCACAAATCAAAAAAGAAGAGGAAAGGGACCGCAAGCAAAAAGAAGCAACACTAAAGCGATTAGAGCGTCTAAAGTCGGAGAATGACGCTATTATCAAGTTTGTTGCAGACCTCAACCTTGAACTCTACGGAATGGAGTTGGACAGGCAGGCCGAGCAAGAGGATTTGCAAATAAAAGGAATGCGAGAAGAGGCAGCAAGGAGAGTCCGTCAAGCAAAGGTAACCAATGATATTGCTAAGAAAAGAGCAGATAACGAGAAGCAGATTCAGGAAGAGGTAATCAAGTCAAACGTAGATATTAGCAGGGCAGGCTTTCAATCGTTAGGCGAACTGGCAACCGCCTTTGCAGGTCAATCCGAGGCATCACAAAAGAAAGCGTTTCAAGTCAACAAGGCAGCAGGTATTGCTCAAGCCATCATTGACACCTACGCTGCTGCTCAAGGGGCGTTCAAATCTCAACTGTCCGTGCCTGACGTTACCGCTCCGATTCGAGCCAAGATTGCGGCAGGGATAGCGATTGCTGCTGGTTTGGCAAGAGTTGCTGCGATTAGCAAAACACAATTTAGGTCAACGTCTTCATCCGTTCCGTCCTCTGCCTCAACTGGTGGCGGTGGTGGCGGTGGAGAGGCTGCTCCTGCATCAATCTTTGCCAACCCTCAAACGACCATGCTTGGAACCGATGGTGCTGCAATGGGCCAAGGTCAAGGTTCATCCCCAATGCGAGCCTATGTCGTTGAGAGGGACATCACCCAAAGCACTCGCAGGGTTCGGAGGTTGGAGGAATTTGCAACTCTTGGAGCCTAAACACATTTACCACTATGGAACTACCCATTTATAGGATGACCGTGGACGAGGTGGATGAAGGGGTCCAATTCGTGGCCCTGACCGATATGCCGGCAATCGAAAGGCCATTCCAAGCCTTCAGCAAAGCCAAGCAGAAGTTCACCGAAACAGGCGAGCGCAGGGTCCTCACGGGTCCTCTCATGCTTGCAGACACTCCCATCTTTCGCAAGGACGAAACCTACGGGGAGTACTACGTCGTGTTTGACAAAGCGACCATCCGCAAGATAGTCCAAAAGTATTTCAAGCAGGGCAACCAGCACAACGTCAACGCTTACCACAATGCCGAACTGGATGGCGTGTTCATGTTCGAGAGTTACATCACCGACTCCGAGCGTGGCATCATGCCACCCAAGGGCTACGAGGACACACCCGACGGCTCTTGGTTCGGTTCCTTCAAGGTAGAGAACGACGAAGTTTGGGACAACCGCAATCTATTCCGGGGTTTCTCCGTTGAGGGCCTCTTCGGGATGGACAAAACCGAATCCGAACTGGAGGTCGCACTCGCTGGCTTGGCCGATGAACTTACCGCTTTTTTGCAACAATTAACCCCCACCTACAAATCCCACTAACTATGAATCTCAAAAACGCAATCGAATCCCTGCGGACGGAACTCCGCAAATTCAGCACCCAAAAGCAGTCCTTCGCTGACTACAAGTTGACCGATGGCACGGTTGTCCGTGTTGACGGGGACCTCGTTGCCGGGACTGCCGTTTACGTTGTTGCCGAAGAAGGCACACTCCCTGCCCCCGATGGCGAGCATGTTGTCGAAGGCGTTGGCACGATCAAGACCGAAGGAGGCAAGATCGTTGAGGTCATCGCTGCCGAAGTAGCAACCCCCGAAATCGAAGCCTTGCCCGTTGCTGCTGAAATCACCCCCGAAGTAGCCGTTGAGGTAACCGAAGAAATCAAGGAAGCCTATCCTGCCATGACCCCCGAAGTTGTTGAGGCCATCGTCGCCAAGCACCTCGGAGCCATCATGGACGAACTCAAAGCAGCATACGCTGAAATGGGCAAGATGAAAGAGAAAATGTCTGCATTCGCATCGCAGGTTGAAACCATGGCCGACATCGTCGAAAAGGTTTCCGAACTCCCAGCCGAAGCCCCAAAAGCAAGCGGTTCCGCAATCGTTGAGCAGCGCAAGGCTCAAGCCTCGCAGAACTTCAACGCACTCGCACAAGCACTCCAATCACTCAAAAAAAACTAAACCCCTAAACCCCCATTAACAATGGCATATTCGTTCACAGGATTAACCTCCTACACCGACCAAGAGAGGCTTCCTCTCATCACCAAGGCCGTGTTCTCGGCCCGTTCAGCAGCCCTGTTCACCAAGCAGGTGGGCATCAAGTTCGCTGCTGCTCTCAACCTCATGGACACCGATGCACAATTGCAGAGCGGTGATGCTTGCGGTTACACCACTTCAGGAACGACTGCCTTCACCCAGCGTAATATCACCGTTGGTCGTATGAAAGTGCAAGAAACCTTGTGTCCTCGTTCCTTGGAACAATACTGGATGCAGACCCAGTTAACCGCTGGCTCTAACTACGAGAGTGTTCCCTTCGAGCAGGCTTTCTCCGAGCAGAAGGCTCTCCGTATCGCAGAAGCGTTGGAGAATGCAATTTGGAAGGGCAACACCTACTTTTCAGGTGTCAACCAGTTGTTGAACGCTGCATCGGGTTCTACCATCAGCGGTAACACAGGAGCGGTTTCTGCGTCCGTTGGTATCACTACAAGCAACGCAATCGCCATCTTCGACGGCATCTACAACCAAATCCCACAGGCCATCTTGACTAAGACTGACCTCGTAATCTTCTGCGGTTGGGACAACTTCCGTACGTTGCTTGGTGCGTTCAAATCAACCGCTAACGTCCTGTACAACCAAGTTGACTTGGCTGGCCTTGCTGACGGGGACATCATGTATCCCGGCACAAACGTCCGTGTCATCGCAGTTCCCGGCTTGACTGGAACAAACCGCATCGTTTCGTCTTACCTCGGTAACTTCTTCTACGGAACCGACTTGTTGAGCGACGAGGAGCAGTTCTCAATCTGGTTCAGCAAAGACAACGACGAAGTCCGCTTCCAAGCAGCCTTCAAAGCAGGTGTCCAAATCGCTTACCCCGACTTGGTTGTTGACTTCAAGTTGACCTAATGTGTAGGGGGGAGGGAAACCTCCCCCTGCTTTTTTGTTCTCTTGAAACTTAAAACCCAAATACACATATGTCCTGCTCTTTAACTACTGGCTACGCCCTCGGCTGCCGTGATTCCGTAGGTGGAATCAAAACAATTTACGTCCAATCCTTCATCCCAACGGGGTCCTGCAATGCCAACCTTTCAGGTGCGGTTACAGGCTTCACAGGTTACGCTTCGGGTGGGTTCTTCGAGTACGACTTGACCAAGGCTACGTCATCTTTGACTGAAACCTTGAACGCAAGCATCGAGAACGGCTCGGTTTATTACACGCCCGAAGTAACCTTCACCATCAACAAACTGCAAGTCGCAGTCCGCAATGAACTCCGTCTGCTGGTACGCAATAGAGTCATCGTCATCGTCCAAGACAACAACAGTCGTTATTGGTTGTTGGGTTCTGCCAACGGATTGGAAGCAACCGCTGGAACCGCTGGAACTGGTACTGCCTTCGGGGACCGCAGTGGCTACGAGTTGACGCTGACCGGGATGGAGCCTGACCCGATGTTCCTAATCGCATCAACAGTCTTTACACCATCGACTACGCAGATACTCGGTTCGTAGTATCTTCGCATCAGGTTTTCATCATCTGAGGTTTGAGAGGGGCAGTCAGCAATGGCTGCCCTTCTTATTTTTACCCCATGAAGATTTGTATCGTTTACAACGCCCATCCAACCGGGTGCAGTTTCTACCGCCTTGAAATGCCGAACGCATACCTTGGCGACAACTACCCGGAATTTGACTATGTGTGCGTTGAGAATATCACCACCATCAGCGACGAGGGGTTGAAGTCTATTGACCTGTTCCTGTTCAGCCGGCTTTGGTGCCAAGGGACGATGGAGCAGGTGGAAAATGTTTACAAAGCCCTGACCCAATTCGGGGCCAAAGTCATCCTTGACCTTGACGACTACTGGGTACTTGAAAGCGGCCACATCATGTATCGCCACTACCATCAAACCAAACTCGCAGAGGTCATCCGTAAGCACATCAAATTGGCTGATTGGGTTACCTGTACCACCGAGCATCTTGCTGCCCGCATACGGCCTCTAAATGCGAATGTGAGCATCTTGCAAAACGAACCCTACGAAGCCTATCAGCAGTTCATCCCCAACCCGGAGGAAGAACCCGACAAGCACCTCGTCAAGTTCGGTTGGTTCGGAGGTGCGCAGCATGGCGAGGATATGGAACTGCTCCGTGAGGGGATGCAGAAGTTACGATGGGACGCAAACTTGGATGGCAAATACCGCCTCTATTTGGGAGGCTGGAACGACAATAACCCTGTTTACGAGGGCTACGAGAAAATCATCAGCGACCAAGGGAACAACCCGAACTACGGACGCATTCAGGCTGCTGACATTTACTCGTATGTCGGGGGCTACAACTTCGTGAACGTAACCCTTGCACCTTTGAGGGACACCAAGTTTAACAAACTGAAATCCGAGTTGAAGGTGGTCGAGGCAGGGTGGATGAACAAAGCCATCATCGCATCCGAAACCATCCCCTACACCGACGTAATCAAGCACGGGGAGAACGGGTTCTTGGTTCCTTACAACAAGCCCAAGGACTGGTACAAGTACATCAAGCAGTTGATTCTTGACCCCGACCTTCGCAAGGGCTTGGCTGACAACCTTACGAGGGACATCAAAAAGCAGTTCAACGTGGTCGAAACCGCCAAGAAGCGAGCCGAACTATACAGGCAGATTGGGCGCAAATTGTGAAATTCGGGGGCATCGCACATTTACAAGCAGATGCTTTACCTGAACCCCAACACGACCAACACCCTGACGGTTACTTGGACCGAGCGAGCCAGTACCGGGGACCGCTACATCTTGCGACTTACGAGCATCGCCAAGAACACCACGACCGACTTTACCCTGCTGAAATCTGCAAACCTGTCATCTTATACCAACCGCTATGACCAATTTTCGCTTGCCGTGGGGTCGCTTGAAACAGGCTCGTATAAGTATGAAGTTTACGATACCAATAGCACGGTTTCAGCAGCCCTTGCGGTGGTTGAAACGGGCTTGGCATTTATACAAACCGCAACGATAGGCTTCAACACCTACGCAAACACGATTACTTACAATGTTTACGAGGCATCCGAAGAGGGTGTCTTTGACCTAACCTTTGACTCAACTTTCGCATAATGAGCGTACAAACACGAAGCCAACTCCAAGAGAGTGCATTAACCATCACCAACGAAACCGCTGCTGGGGCGAACACCGCATCCCGTGTTGGTGGCCTATTCGACGACCTTGCAGACACCGCAACGCTTGACATCGAGCGTGGCTATGCTTCGGTTGCTACGGCTAGTGATAGGTCATTTGTAACGACCAATAATGCTTTTGACAAATTACTGATTCAAACAGGCAACAACATTCTATCAACCAACAACTTTTCGAGAGTTGCAACAATTGCGGGGCCATCAATCACCTACACGGGGACGCTATCCGCTGCAATTAGGGTGAGTGCAAATCTAACTTTTTCGGGGGCAAATGGCGATGA